GTTTCCCAGTCACGATCAAATGTGGTTGTATTCAGTGGGTGTGTACCATTTTGCCATGCAACGATTTCATTTACAGTTAGACCGAATGGCGGATCGATGATAGCCATACAATCACTTCTGATGTTCTGGCATAGATCTAGCAATGCGGTTACAACTGATGTCGAGGCGTGGCCTGGGACAGCGATCAAGTCGATGTCAATTTGCTCAGGCTCAGATAGAGCATACATACCTGTATAGCCCAACTGATTGCCAATGATCAATTCGTCTTGTGTGTCTGGGTCAGATGGGATACCATCGGAACCGCCAGACAGTGTGTATGTACCGTCCAGAGGAGGTGCAGAGTTGGCCGTGTTGTCTACAACACGAATCCAATCGGACACAAGGGCCAAGAAGGTTTCAACATAGAACCTACTCGTCTCATCCTTGGTCAATCCACCCCAAGATTCTAGCTGTACACCATTGTTGTATACTTGTACTGTGAAGTTGCCTTCTCTTACGTTATTGGCAATCACAAGCTGTGTAGCGTTACCATCGATACCTGCGGAGTCAGCCGTTACCGTGAAGGTTACAGCGCCAGTGGAGTTGGCATCGCCATTTACACGACCATAAGTCGTGATAGCTGGATCGCCAGATGTTCCAATTGGGCTTGTGCCTAGCTTGGTTACGCTGTCTAGACCGAAGATGCCGGCTGCTGTGCTGTCAGACTTTACAAGCAATCTTGCGTCACGACCAAGGTGGTCCGTGCGGAATGCTAGGTTGTCTACTTCAGCGTATGCTGTCCAACCACCTGGGAGATCGCCGCCATTCTCAACCTTCAGGTTGTTGATGGCTGTTACGATCTGGGCGATTGTCCATTCAGCGCCTTCTAGATCTTCTAGGTCAATGACCTGTACCACGTTATCGATTAGCACATTATCAGTGCCGTCCACAACGATCTGAAGGTTCAAGCCCGACAGACCAGAGAAGTCGTACTGACCCGTCTCCTGATAAGAAGTCGGATAACGTGCGTTGCTACCAATCAAACGTGCCCTGGTCATGCCCGTGCCAAGACCGGAGATGTTGGTTGCTTCTGGGTCCATTACGTCATACTCGTCGCCGCCGTACATTGAGTCCTGTACTGAGACAAGCTCAAGCTCTGCGTCTGGACCGAAGGAGAAGGTAGTTTGGACAGAGATCTTATTGCTCTCGTTGGTAAACTCGATACCATCCACGTCACCTACTACCTGAAGGTTCAGGTCTTCGGCCAACTGAGCGGTTGAGTATGTACCAGCTAGAACCACAAGTGTCTTTGCTGCCAATACACCATTGAGTCTCCAACGGAAGAAGGAGTCTGTTGCGAATGTATAAGGACCAGTTGTGCCTGATGTAATCACAATTCTGCCACCAGCGGACGGCACGTCCACCTCAGCGACATTAGCCCTTTCATCACTCACGTTGTCCTCGTCAGCTACACGAACGACGTATAGTTCGTTAGCAACCAACAAGTATTGCTGTGCAGCATACAACATGTATGGGTCGCTTGACTCTGGATGAGGATAGCCAAAAACAGTCGTCAACTGACGTTGGGTAGCAATAATCGTAGGCACATTTACTGGCCCCTTACTTGCAAATCCCACTAGTCCGGCACGATGGAAAGACTGCTCAGGTGCTATGAAGGACAAATCTTTTTCGGTAATCCTAACACTCGGCGAAATTGTGTTCGACGGTGGGAATCCTCGTAAAATTGCCATAACTTATTCTCCCTTTTCAACTCTGTTTGGAATGTATCTAGTAGAGATCAGCCCCATTTTCTCTACTCTTTCAATAACATCTGTCATTAATTCATCGGCAATTGTTCTTGTATTCTTGCCAGCACCTATCCCTGGAATAATTAGGGTTGTAAAAGCCTTCGGAGCCTTCTTGGATCTAACGAGTATTTGCACAGGGCTACGTTGTTTGTTTTTAATCTCGATCATTGCAATTCCTTTAATGCTGACTCCAACCTTCCGATCACTTCGGTTATATCGGCATCCTCGATAGCATTCACTATCTCGGTCTTCGCCTTCAACACAGCCCTCTTCCGTACAAGCGGCTGTGGGATGTACGTCTGTGCCGTCATAGTAAACTGGTATTTGAAGATGTTATACTTCTTATCGCCAGGATCAGTTTGTATGTTATTAGCTATAGAATCTAGCTTAACACCGATCTCCCATGAAACACCACGTACCCTTATATATGCAATGGGGCTGAATTTCGGTATGATTTGTTCTACAATCTGATTCATATCTTCCCGGTGCATTGTCCATACCCACAAGGTATATTGCACATCCACAGGAATGCCCTTAGCAACACCGAAGACTGTACTCCTATCAACCCCACCGTCCTTAATAGTGAACGTAGGCTGACCACGGAGATCTCTCAGGTAATCGACAGCTTTGTGATATACATAACGGCTCTGGTCGAAGTTGATACCAGATGAGTGGATCGCCATAATCGGAAGACGAATCCTATCAACGATCAAACTCTCATCCTTCCTCACATTCTCCGACAAGATATAAGCCACTGCCTTCTCCTGCGTAGCAGGCACAATCGGCACGGCATGCTCCTTGTTCCCCTCATCGATCACGATGATGTCTCTGAACAAATCCATCATTGCCTCATCGCAACCACGAATCGCCTTTGCGTACTTGTATAAAGTCGTCGCATTCGTCTCTGGTGTACTTTGGTTGTTGCTGATGTGGCCGGTCTGCATCGGGTCGCAGAGCGCACTCTGACCGATGCCAGTCTTCTCTTGTTGAGATACCTTCTGGAGCCAGGAAAAGTCTCGACCAGTTACTTCTTTTTGGGACTCGGGGATGAGTTGATCATTGCAATCTAACTCTTGATCACTACAATATGGTGGTGGGAGATCCCTGTTGACATCCTTGGTAGGACCGGGTTCATTACAGGGAACTAGATCTGGTTGTGTCATTTTACTTCCTTATATACCATGAAACCTTACAAATTAATCAAGAGTCGCAATCCATTGCCAAAACGATATGTTATTCTGGAGATGGCAAAGCCGCCCCGGAGCGTACCGATGCGGCTGTTTACCAAAGTGCATCCACCCAAAAAGGTTGAGTATGTCTATGAAGGAGACGTTACTTCACATCACGACCAAAGTGAACAGCGTCCACTTGATAGTCGGGCTGCTTCTGAGTAACCCGTCCCTCGCCAGTTGTAAGAGACTCTTGGAATCTTTCACACATCACTTGTAACCTAAGCTGACCCCACAGTCTGAACTCCTCAACGTTACACTGGATAATCTTCCAGTTCTCTCGCTTGTGTGGAGTGAAGAATCTAGAACCAATCTTCGGTGGGTGGCCGATGCGCTTCAATACGTCACGATAGTTGAATTCAAACATCACCTCATCCGGTGAGTCGATACCGAACACTGACATCATGTTCTGTGATGGAACAGGATTGTAGTAGCCATACAAACAAACAGGACTGTTAGAGAAAAGCTTCCCTCTCGCTTCGAAGTTGATAGGGTCTATCATGTTCGAATCGATGAACACTTCGTAGTAATAGATTGGCGAGCCGCCAATGCCGATTGCCTCTTGATCCCACAAGTTGAACAAATCGTATTCAGGGTTGTTTGGATCGAACTGCTGTAACGAGCCGACCGGGTTGTAAGTAGAACCATCTGGATTCTTGATTGCCATGCTGTATCTATTACGATAGTGTTAGTTTTGTCGTGATGCTGATCGAGCCGCCACCGTCAGGGATATCGAACGGTGCGCCGCTGAACCTCTCCAGCCACATCAAATTACCAGACGTGTCGGTTACATAATAACCATACGCTGTAGCTGCTGTGTTGAATGAGAAGGTCTTCTCAGAATACACGGCTGTCGTAACACCAGCAGCCTGAGTCGTTGTCCAGTTCGATGACACGAGCGTAATCGCAGCATAGCCGCTTGAAGTACACTCTGTTAGGTCGCCGATAACAGATGAATCAGTTGGTGTTACATCGTTGCCATAAAGGTGAAGTACAGGATTGCCGGCATCAACTAAGCCGACAATGTACTGTAACATCAGAATCTCACCCTTTTGATCAGGTGTTACTAGAGCCATATAAATCTCCGTTTCTTGACTTGCGTGTCATTATATATGAGTAGAAAGGGTTATTTCTTCTAAATTAGGAACCACCATGCCAATCAAAGACAAAGACGGAACCATATACACCCTCCGTGGGCCAGATCCACTCTTCGATACACAAGATAATTGGAATCGAGATAAGGTCACACTTCTTAACATGAAATGGAGTGATGTTGTCATAGAGGATAAGAAGAAACATTCGAAGTCCATCAAACCGCTTGAAGGCTTCAACCTATCTACTACTGATGCCCCCGAAATTGATAACGTTCCTCCAGAACTACCTAAAATTGAGCCGCCAAAAGAGAACGTCGCCGTCATCAAGCCGCCTAAACGACAGCCAGTTGCCATATCTGAAGAACCAGCACCTCCCAAGAAGCCAACTGTTGTAGATAAGAAAACAGCGGACCTACTCGATGAACACAAGGTCATGTTCCACTGCCTGCCAGTCATGCGTATCAAACATCATGATGAACTCTATGACGTTGAAACATACACATCTGGGTTCGGACAGAAGTTCACATTTGCCGGTATCATCTTGGAAGAGACGGATTTACAACTTTTGTTCTGGTCAGATCGGGAGCTTGCAGATAAGTCTGTTGTGTTTCCGTATAATAGATCGATCAGGTGTTGGAGGATCGATAAGTCAGAGCCGAAGTCTGGCGGTTTCATGTATCTCGGATACCCATCAGATATCAGCCCTGATTGGAGCTAATTTTCTGGGGGACAATGTTGATCTTGACCCCCATCTTCTCAAACTGCTCTCTGTAGTCATTGATCGCCTTCATGTAAGCGACTTCGTATACTTCAGTGATTAACTTGCCGAAATCCTGCAAGTCCTTCTCGGTGATCAGAGAAGTACCCACTCGCTCAATCAAAGGTTCGTGCGGCGGGTACTTCTCTTTCAAGATCTCAGCAAACCACTTCTTCAATGTGAACCCCTTCGGGTTCGACATGTACTTCATGTAGCTGCTGGTCTGTTTCTCTGTCATTTCTTCTTGCCTTTCTTCTTCACAGGTATATCACCCTTGATACAGGTTCCGCCTGGATTGCCCGGCGCTCCCCACACGTTGAATGTCCAATCCTTCTTCTTAGGTGCGCCCTCGCCGTTCGTCCCCATTGGCCCGCCAGCCATCTCCTTCAACCTGTGGTTCCTCCATGTGGCGAAGGAGATCATCCTTCCCTCAGTTGTAGGAGTGCTGTCGTCCGTACCAGTTGGACGAAGTGGCGGCTGTGGTTGTTGCTGTTGTCTTGCCGCCCTCATTGCAGCCAACCTATCACCCAAACCACCGATCTTCGGCTTAACCCTGCCAGCCAAACCAATCTGCGGCTTGGTTGAAGCCGCTGGTTGTGCCGCTGTCGGGGCCGGTGCTGCTGGTTTCTGGATTGGGAAGATCCTATCTTCTGGTTCCTCATCGTCGCCGCTGGAGTAGAACGCCATAGGCTGTGCAGCCACTTTACTGCTCGCAGTTTTCAACAATTCATCGTCAATTCGTTCCTGCGATCTTCTCTTCTGACCTTCCCCGTGGTAGTGAGCGTGAAGATCCTTGTCTTTTGCGTGCAACGACATCTTCACTTGTTGGAGAGTAGGTCCAATATCTGTTACACCAGCACTCTTTGCAAGTTCATCAAGATCGTACCTTGGGTCATCACCCAAGAATGCTTGATATAGCCAGATGGTGTATCTCTTCCAGCCTTCCTTGTCGTAACCAATATCAGCCACTTTGGATACTTCCTCAAAGTGGTTTACAACGCTATTGCAGATAGCATCACAGATACCATCAACAGTTCCAGCCTTCTGGGCGGGAGATTTTTCGCCTATAGAGAACATCTTCTTGAGTTGTTCTAATGGCTCATAGATGCTTCTTCTGTGGTTGTTCCACATGATCTCCGGGGCTTCTCTCTCATCATCATCCTTGGGCGTAGGATCGCCAGTCATCTGAGCTAATCTTCTGAATGAGTCCAAATGCTCTACTGCGACCTTGTGGGCCGGCTGATATCCTTGATCATAGTCTCTCTCATCTATCTGTTTGCCGAATTGAGCTTGACGTGCCTTACGGAACGCACTCAATTTCGATGTATACTCAGTCGTACCAATTGCGCTAGCAATCCTAGAGGCACCAGTAGCAACAGATGTCCTTTCTGCACCCAACATGTTAGATGCTTTCCGAACAGCCGTACCAGAAATAGCCTTGTCGATCCTCGCCCGTGCCTCGTCTTCGCTATAATCATGAGCTACAACCTCACCAGTCTCACCACTGGTAGTGCCGCCACCTGTCTTCATCTTGTCAGACAGTTCTAGCATATCGCTGATCTTCTGAGAGACAACACCAGCAGCCTGGAACTTCCTCCAGTGCATACCGTTCTCTAACAAAGCAGCATAGACTTCAGGAGGGAAGTCCTCTTGCTCAGGCATTCTGTTCTGACGAACAATACCCTCAAACTTCTCTACCCAAGCATCTGCTTCCTGATCAGAGCAATTAGCATGTCTCATGATAATTGCTTTGGTGGATGTATCCTTTTCAGTACCTCTCTTATCATCGGCTAGATTCTTTAGTTCCTTTCTTACATCACCGAAAGTGAACTTATAACTACCCATCAGATCACGCATAGCTTCCCAAGCTATACCGAATGCACCGCCGGACTCACCATCCAATGCGTTCAATATGTCTTTTCTAGGTGTAGCTCTGCTCAAGTGCCGCTTGACGGCCATATTGATACCAATCTCAGCAGCATCCCAGACAGACTTAATGTAGTAACCGCCAGTCTTAGGCTTATATTCTTTATCGCCATAGGCTGAAGGATCAGTTTGCCACTTCCTCTGTATCTTATCGGCGATATCTGGATCTACAGGCGCATGGAGCCTCTTGGCGACTTGGTGCATATCACCAATGCCGGGCAATATCACTTTGCTCCTGGCACTCATTTGGCTAGCTGAGGTATCTTCTATACCATCTGGTTCTTCGATATACCACTTATTGCTAGTAAGATCCTTTTCTAGTCTATATGTTTGACGAGTATTCGCACCATAACCATGACGGATGGTCATGAAGTTACGACCAGCTTGCAATGCATCGCTGATTTTGCCGCCCTGAGACAATGCGAAACCTTGTTTCTCAAGCTCAAGAGGATCAACTTCTCTCTTCTTGAATTTCTCAGTTCCAACAAACTTCGTGTGATCGATACCTTTTGCGTTATAGGTAATCTCTTGTAACTTGGATGCAAGTTCCGGTTCCGCATCTATACCAGTCGAAAACAAGCCAGATGTATTGAGTGTGTTATGTGCTTTTGGTTTCTGTACCGGGTTAGTCCACCTTTGATCAAAGTGGTTTGGAATCAATCCTCCTGGCTTTCTTTTGCATAGGAAGATCTTATCCAGAACCTCTTGATAGTGTTCCGGTTTCCAGTTAAACCACCTCTCTGGTTTCTTAGTGTCTTGAGTCTGCATGTCTACGACATACTTTTTCAAACCAGCTTCGATGATCTTTTTCCAAAGCTCAACCATTTCAGGATCTTCTGGATATGGCAATGGAACTCCAGAGCCAGGGGTAAATGGATTGGTTACTTTACCTCCGCTTGAATTAGCTTCTTCAGTGTGACTTGCCAGCCACTTCGCAAACTCATCTCCGTAAGAGTCAGTCATACCGGGACGGTCGGCACCACCACCAGCAATAGCCCGGATGTGGGGGCCGCTAAGTTTCGACAAGTTGTCAATCGTTCTGCCGTAATGATCCTTATCTTGTTGTGGGATATAGGAATTGAAGACATAACGGAACTTACCCGGCTGTTGTTCAAGCTCCACATAGTCAGGCGACGACAAGTCGGCACCATGTCTCTGATGGCGAACTCCTTTGTCACCATTCCACGCTGGCCGAAGATGTGAAGTTAGAACATGTGGCTCTGCCCAATCGCTATTGTCTTCCAACCATTCCACATATCCATCTGGACCGCCAAAGTAGAACGGCTTGAATCCGTGCTTTACAAGTTCTTCATTAATCTTAGCAATAGATATCTTGCTACCAACGTTGCCACCAAGCGGCAAGGTCTTCGGCTCGTATTGGTCCTGATATTCATCCTTGTGCTGACCCCATAACGTCTCTAGGTCTGTGTTCTTTCTACTACGGTCGTACTGTTTTGTTTCTTTCCAAGCCGTCTTAGACCAGATCTCATGCTCGTACACTTCTCGTTCAAGGATCTTCTTGAACTTCTCAGCAAGATGTTTTCTACCAGTGCATGCCTCATACAAACCTTGTGTCTGAATGAATTGCAATGCAGCACCTTGACCAGCCCTACCATTTGGAGTGAAGGTTAGTAGCATCGCTAGACTTGGAGAAACAGGGATCTTGTCAGCAGTGGATACATTCAACGCCATCTCAAGCCAAAAAGCATTGCGATGACGAAGCATGTAGTCGCCAATATATTGCCTGAACTTAGGGAATTGCACCTTCATCTATACCTCTTCTTTATTCGCCGATACGGATATATAGATCAAGGCCATTTATTTGTTTGAGGTGATTATGGGTTGTGGATGTGGTTCTTCTAATTCGTTAGTAATCGGCAGACCTTCTAAGCCTGACTTTGAATCTGCCAAGTGCATGGGCGCAGTCAATGCCTACCCAGGCGATTGCGACGGTGGATCTTGCATGAACTCCAAGGTAGCTCCTCACGGCAGGAAACTTGGGCCTCGTAAGAACCGAGAGAAGGTCCGTGAAGACATCAAGGACTATGTCCTACTGATGCTAGGTGCGCCGACAGTCAAGGTAGAACTGGACTCCCAGGCTCTTGATCTAGTTGTAGATCAAGCTCTCAAGATCTTTGAAGAGTATGCCGGCCCTGAGTTCTTCGACTATCATACCTTCCTCACCGAACCCGGTCGTAGCGTCTATAAGATGCCCGACGATGTCGGTGTGATCAAGAACGTCTATTATAAGAAGCAGCCCGGTCTAGGCTTCCAAGCCAGTGACTTAGGCGGTGCTATCCCTATTGAATACTTCTACCCAGGTGGTGCTTATAGCTCTATCCAAGGTGGCTTGATCGACCCAACTCAACCTATCTGGGGCCGTGCCGGCGAATGGGTTCTATACAAACAGTATGAACAGATGTTTAGTAGACTATCCAGCCAAATCGGTGGTTGGGAGTGGGTAAGTGATACACAACACATCAAGTTGTATCCTATCCCGTGCCGTCCAGTACGTTGTATTGTTCACTACTTGCAGAAGTGTAAAGACTGGCGAGAGGTGAATCAGGCTATGCAGGAAGGTGCTTTGTGTCATGCGATGATCATTTTAGGTCATATCCGTGGCAAGTTCCAGAACCCTCCAGGCCCACAACAGGGCATGCAGCTTGACGGTGAATATATGAAGACAAAGGGCTGGGAACTAAAGAAAGAATGGCAAGAAGAGTTGATCACCAAATACGGTGCGCCTCTTGCTATAACTATGGATTAACATGAGATACTTAGGCGGAAAGTTCAAGATAGCAAAAGATATAGCCGCTCTCATCAACGCCCATGAAGGGATCTATTACCTAGAACCTTTCATGGGTTCTTGTTGGGTCACAGCAGAAGTAACCATTAAGAATAGACTTGCTGGTGATATACACGATGAGATTGTCGAGCTATACCATTCAATTCAAAATGGTTGGATGCCACCGGGCACCCTATCCAAAGAAGAATACGAAGACATCAGAGACAATAGAACCACAGATAAGTATCCGAAACAACTTATAGCATTTGCTGGTTTCGGATGCGCCTACGCCGGCTCCTACTGGCGAACATACGCTGGTGAGATCTATGCCGGAAGATCCAAGCGATCTATACTGAAGAAGGCTCCTAAGCTCTCTGATGTTAGATACTTCTGTTGTGATTACAGAGAGTTAGATCCAAGCGGTTGCATCATATACTGTGATCCACCGTACTCTGAGAGCTTCTCATACCGTATTACCGGCGTGCGAGGCAATGGTCGCTTCGATAACAACGAGTTCTGGGAGATAATGAACAAATGGTCTGAAAAGAACATCTTGTATATCTCTGAGTATGATGCTCCAAGCGATTTCTCATGTGTATTGGAGAAAGAGGTTGCTATGGGAGTCAGAACCTTGAAAGGGAATGAACGCAGGCTGGAGAGGGTGTTTTACAAAAATTGTACTTCCACAGTTCGCAAAGAGGAGGCCGACATCAGAGAAGTGTTGGGAGTACCGGGGGACTGGAAAGGACTTAAATGAAAGATGTGCTAATCAAATGGACTGGAACCAAGCGGCTCCAGTCCAAACATATCATCAAACACTTCCCCGATCACATCAACACCTACTACGAACCCTTCCTGGGCAGCGGGGCCATGCTCTACAAGCTCATGACAAGCACCAAGACAGTAGGTCGATACATCTGCGGCGACAACAATGAACACCTCATTAACGTCTGGAAGATCGTCAAGGAGTCACCGGCACGCCTCATAGAGCAATACACTAAGATGCGAGAGAAGGTAAGTTACGACTACTACATGGAAGTGAGGAAGAGATTCAATGAGGAGAAAGACCCTATAGACTTCTTCTTTCTGCTGCGTACTTGCCGCAACGGACTGGTGCGATTTAACAACAAGGGGCAGTTCAACGTCTGCTTTCACTATGGGCGACTAGGCATGCCCGCTGACAAGATGGCCGAAACCATACATCACTGGTCAGACCTACTGAACAAAAAATCAGTAGAGATAGAGCAGCGGGATTACAAGGAGGTTAATTCAGAGAAAGGGGATTTCTTATATCTCGATCCTCCTTATTCAAAGCCAGGGGTGGGGCAGTTCTACGAAGCGTTGTTCGACTATGAGGAGTTATGGGGTTGGCTGGAGAGGCAGAAAGGTGATTACGCTATGTCTATGGACGGGTTACAGGGGGAGGAAGACATTTCATTGAATGTGCCGGCGAAGTTGTATACGGAGAGGCATTTGGTGCCAGGAGGAGCGAATAGATTAAATCACGAGATCTCCGAAAGGGACCGTATATATGATAGTCTTTACATTAGACAAGGGGCATCATGATAACATTCATAGGCTGGTTGAAGACCAGATCAGATGACTCTCTGAGTGAGTCGAATACAAGGTATAGTGTAGAAGTCAACTTCCGAACCAAGATCAAGGAGGTTCTGGAACACTACGCCAAGATATGTCTCGGTTATGTATCAGCAGCCCTGAAGCACGCCGACTTCCATGTCAAGCAGATATTTGATGACAACGTCATCCGAATTTTGGTTTCAAGTAGAAATTGGGACGATGGGGAGCATGTCGTTGTCGTCTCGTGGAACCCTCATCATCAGTGTTTCTTTATCACCAAAGGGCACTTCAACAAGATGGAGAAGAACGTGACGTTCCAGAAGGGATCTCCAGAGAAGTGTGAGACAGACAGCGCCAACGAGATCGCACAGAAGGTCAAGAGCTTAATGCACAGCCTGAAGGACGTACCAGACAAGCATCTGGAGAAGCTCAAGAAGGTGCCGCTGAAGACCGGCCCTAAGAAGAGGGTGTAATGGACAACTACCACAGGATCGGCAAAGAAGGTGCAAAATACAAAGGCAAGAGGGGCGCAGGAATTTTGTTTACGGACGGAAAACAAATTCTTCTGCTCAAAAGAGCAAAAGGCGGGGACAATCCCGGCACCTGGGGCTTGCCGGGCGGCGGGGCCAAGAACGACGAGACGGCGATCAACAACGCCGTGCGTGAGGTGAAGGAGGAGTGCGGGGTCGATTCGATCCCAGGAACCCGCTACGACACGCTGGAGCAGCAGGACGGGCGGTTCCAGTGGACGACCTTCCTGTTCCGGGTGAGCAAGCCGTTCGATATCGCCCTGAGCCATGAACACGACGACTGGAAGTGGATAGACCTTGATAGGCTCTCAGAAACCAATCTGCACCCCAAGTTCAGGGACGAGCTTCCCAGGTTCCTGAAAGCGATACGGCGGCGGTGCGGCGAGAGCTTCACGGAATGGAGTAGAATCCATGAAATCATGCTGGATACGCTGAAAAATGAGAGCTTGGACTGGAAAATCAAGGTCAGTAGTTTACAATGAAAGTAGAGCGAAGGCAGAGGCGCTCAACGCCCGGAAAGGAGGGGTGGAGTCGCTCATCCGCATCGGGAAATGATACCAAGGACACGGTACAACCCGAACTCACCGATATGCGTTGGTGTTTCAACTTGGGAGTTACCGTGAAAGTCCGAAAAGGCGTTTTCTACAGCAGGAAGCTCGACAACTTCGTTGTTGATTCCATGTGCGTCTGCGGGCATCTGGAGTCAGAGCATGGAAGCCTGAACAAGACTGTCAACAAGAGGATCGTGCGTCACCCCGGCTGATCGTGACTGGGAAAC